CATCATTGATCCAAACCTACTACCTGTTGTTGATCCAGATTATATCTTAGCAAGGACTCAGGAATTCAAGGATTTGAATATATATTTGGCATTGCACGAATATACATATCCTACTATTGCTGACTTCGGCAATCCTGATAGCGCAGAGATCGCAAAGATCAAGTTCTATAAGGACAGTTATAATGTATTGTTTGACGAAGTGTTAGAGGCCGGCGATTGGTATGACTTCAGCGAAAACGCAACAATTGAAACTGCAGACAAGATGGCTGCTTTTGTAAATAGAGTTCGTGTAAGATGAGAACGCAATTATTAACTTATTTGACAGCACAACTAACTGGTAGCATTAAGACCAGTCAGGAACTGCCGTTTGAAGAAGGAACTAATGCGCTGTATCTTAAAAATGCTCGTAGAGTATATTTGGATGAACCCTATACAGAACAAGACACGCTATTTCCTACATTGGGAACATTGCAGATCAATTCTAGAATTACCATTGTAAGATGGTATCTCTCAGTAGACGCAAAGCAACGAAATACAGATTTAGATTCAGCATTGACAATCTTAGGTAGTGCTAAAGATATCACTACCATCACAGGCGTATATACACGCTTGTTTGACTATACAGTCACCATAGACAACGATAGAGTCGTCTATGAGGGCGAGTATAGATTCGCAAATTTAGCATAAGGAAAACATAATATGGCATACATATTCCCAGCACCAGGCGTAGCAGGCGTTCAAGCAACTCTCACTTTGAGTCTTGTTGGCGACTTACTTGACCTAATTGTGCCGGCCATGCAAGACATCACAGTTAATAACTCAAATGATGTTTTTACATGGACTCAACTGGATTCAGGTAGTAAATTAAATGTTGCAACTACAGCAACCAACGGACTAGACTTAAACGTTGTTCTAGATCAAACAGTATTCTTTGGCACAGGCGCAGGCGCAAATGTGGCAATTAACAAGGGTATTTTTGGTCTAAGCAAAGATAAAACTTTAACAAATTTTAGTTTATATCTAGGCGACACAAGCACAGGCAGCGCAGGCAAAACCATTAGTGGTCAGGCCTATATCACTGGCTTGGCTCCAACCGTTAGTGCAGATGCTCCTGTTTGGGTATCACCTGTAACATTAACTGTTACTGGCGACTACACAGTAGTATAATTCTTTAACGAGAATAACATCAAGCACCTCAGGGTGCTTTTTGTTTGGCTGAAATAATGTATAAATAACAAGTAGGAGATATTATGATATTTGACGATAAAACAGATAGTGAGATATTTCGCAGTATAGAAGCAGAAGTTGCTAAAGCACTCAGCGAATTAAGATGTGCCAAGAGAGACTTGGAACAAGCAGAAGTTAGAATGAAATTTGCATTAGCAACTATTCATTACCTAAAACAAAGATATGAGGATATGAAATGAAATTAACACAACTGGCAAGTAAGCCACAACTAATTAAAATTACTTTAGACACACCAGAGATCAAAGAAAAGTATGGTGATGAGTTAGAGTTTTGGATCATGGATCGTCAGCCCATTGAACAGTTTATCAAAATGGCTACTCTGGGTGCAGACAACTATGGTGAAATGATTAAGATGGTCAATGGCCTAGTGCTTGATGAGTCAGGACAACCCGCAGTTAAAGATGGTGAAGCATTACCCAATGATGTAATGATGACAGTTATAGGAGCGGTGGTAGAACGCTTGGGAAAGTAACACAGGAAGAGATTCCAGAACACAGCATAGAACTCAGTATGATTATGTTAATAGATACATTAAGCGAACGATACGGAATACTTCCCAGTGAAGTTATGACCCGTGCCAATACCTTTGATGTGTTTATTGCTGATACTGCCATAGGATATAGAAACGCTGTGCAAGAGCGAGCAATGAATGGCGATAAAAAGCCCACACCTAAATTAAGTGAGAAGACTATGTTGGCTGCCATGGAGAGAGTCCGTGCCAAAAGTTAATTTAACACAGTTCAATAAGCAGATGTCTAAAGCATTAAACGCATTAGATGACTTGCCTGAGTTTGCTGAACGAACTATGAAGTCTAAGACTCCTATAGCAAGAGTAAATGGTGGTAATGCCCGTAGAAATACTAACTTACAGGGCAATACCGTTACAGCAAATTATCCTTACGCACAACGTTTAGAAGATAACTGGAGTCCGCAGACTAATGGTCAAGGTATCATTGCTCCAACAGAACAAGCAATCCAAAAAGAAGTGGATCGCAGATTAAAAGGAATCTAACATGGCCAGTAATATTAGTGTAGCGATTACAGTAGATAACAAACAGTATATTGCAGGTATCAATGCTGCCGACAATGCTACTAAAAAGTTTGGACAAAATGCCAGTAAAAGTATTAACGATGTTAATTTAGTCAGCAACAATTTAATATCTAGAATTGGCGGATTGAAAACAGCGTTGGCAGGCTTAGTCAGTGCCACAGCAATTCAAAGTGCCAACAATTTTGCTAATGCTATTAAAGACATCAGTGTTACCACTGATCTAAGTATTGAAAGTGTATTAGGTCTAAGCCGTGCATTTGAATTAAATGGAGGCACAGCAGAAGGAGCACAGAATGCAATATTAAAATTTGCTGATACTATTGCACAAGCTCGTAATGGTAATGATGCGGCAATGAAATCATTTAAAGAAGTTGGCATATCAGTTAATGATCTAAATAAAAACGGCATTGAAGAACTTGCAAAAAGAAGTATTGCAGGCATTGCTGGTTTAAGTAGTGCTACAGCACAAATTAGAACACAAACTGATCTATTTGGTAAAACTGCTAGAAGCGTAAGTTTTGGAGGTGTGCAACAAACACAACAAGGTCAAGTTATCAGTCCAGAATCGGTTGCGGCATTGAAGTCAGGTGCTGATGCCAGCGAGAATATGAAAAAACAATTCAGCCAACTCACTGAAGCATTACTTAGAGTTGCTCAACCATTAAATGATATTGTTAAAAGTATTAATGTTAGTGTAAGTGCTTTTGAAAGTTTAATCAGAGCAATATTAGCCGCAGTGGCAGCATTTGCTTTATTCAAAGGTATTGGACTTATCAACGGACTGTTAGGTGGTTTAAGTGCCGCCGCTACAGCAACAGGTGGTGTTCTTGCTTTCTTTGCCAAACAATTCGTAATTATTGCTGGCAGTATAAAATATTTTATTCTTAACTTAGGTCGTGCCATTGGATTATTGCCCACAGCATTCGGTGGATTGACCAGTGTAGGATTTGCATTAGGAGCATTGGCCAAAGGCTTTTTACGCTTTGCTGGTGTTGCAGGTATCATCTATACTGTAATACAAGCTATTGAATTTTTAAGCAAACTTATATTTAATTTTAGTCCCTTGGACTTTATAATTAATCAGTTTGACAAATTAGCCGATGTTGCTAAAAAATTCTTTAATATTAAACCAGACGCACCTAATCAAAGTGATGCTGAAACAAAGCGACTGTCTGGACAAAACGCAATGTTGGTGCAATTAGAAAAAGATAAGAAAGCCAAAGAAGAAGCAGACGCAGCCACAAAAGCCTATCAAGAAAGATTAGGCAAACTTGCCAGTGAAATTCGTAAGGTCAGTGATAATCTTGCTTTTAACAATGATCAACAACTTGAGTCTCTGGCATTAGACACACGATTGATTGGTAAGAAAGAAGATGAAATTGAATTAGCTAGAGCGTTGTCCGATGTATATAAAAAAGAAAAAGACACAATAAAAGATCTATTAGAAACTCGCAGACAATATGCTCAAGGCACAGAAGATCAAAAGGCTGCCATTGGTTTTATTGATAAAGAAATTGCTAAAGTTAAAGAACTTACCTCAACACAGGCAAAAAATATTGGAGAATATATAGAACGCTTGCAAACTGCTAGAATGTTAGAAAAGAATCGCCAGCAAGAACTTAAAAATATTATTGACTTAATGGAAGAAATGTCTAAGGCACAGGAAGAAATAGCCGGCTTTCAAAGCCAACAAGGTGCCGCAAAGGTGCAAGCCTTTGAACAACTAGATGCACAGAAACAATCATTTGATTTACTAATGCGTCGTGAAGAACTTGAGCGTGGCATTCTAAATCTGCGTGAGCAAGATAAAACAGCGGCACTACAATTATTTGAATTAGAAAATGAACGCAAAAAACAATTAGAAGAAATACAAAAGATACAAAATCTACCATTTGAAGGTGTTGGTGGTATGAAACAGCGTATGGAAGAAATCAATAAGTTATACGATGACAGATTGGCTAGAATACAAGAAACACAGGCACGAACCACAGAAGAACAAAACAGCTTTAGTTTTGGATGGGCACAGGCCACAGAAAAGTATCGCAACAGTATTACTACCAATGCTGAATATGCTGGCAAAACCATGCAGAACTTTACCAAAGGCATTGAAGATGTGTTCGTTAAGTTCGTGCAAACAGGTAAGTTAAGTTTCAAAGACTTGGCTAATAGTATGATTGCTGACTTTGCTAGAATACAAGCACAGAAAGCACTGACAGGATTATTTGGTGGTGGTGATATATTAGGCGGCATAGGTAAGATATTTGGATTTGCCAATGGCGGTATGCCTCCAGTAGGTGTTCCAAGTTTAGTAGGCGAGCGTGGTCCAGAACTATTTGTTCCACAGAGTGCAGGTAAGATTGTTCCTAATCACGCATTAGGTGGTGGAAGTAGTGTTGTCAATAACACAACAGAAGTTACTTACAGCATTCAAGCAATGGACGCCAGTAGTTTTAGAAGTATGTTAGCCCGTGATCCAGAGTTTATTCACAATGTAGCAGAACAAGGAAGGCGTTCGCTTCCGATTAGAAGTCGCAGATAAGGAAATGATATGATAGATATTGAGAAAATTATACCAAATATTAGAAAAAGATACCACGCAACTAAGAGTGATGCTAAACGCCGAGATATTGATTGGCAATTTACATATGAGTCTTGGTTATCTTGGTGGGGTAGCGATATTGTAAATAGAGGACCTGGTCCAGGACAATTAGTAATGGCAAGAACTGGAGATATT